GGAAGTTTACAAGGCCAATGAGGATATTATGAAGGGGTATCGCTGGCTAAGCACTCTTGACGGGCATATCTGCCCGCGATGTATTGCCCGTTCAGGTGCATCATGGGATTTGGAGTATAATCCGATAGGCGGCACGAAACTTCCCTTTGAAAATACCCCACTCCATGTGAATTGCTTAGCCGGGGATACTGTAATATCGGCCGCTGGCATCTCTAAGCAATACAAGCGGTGGTTTGAGGGGGAAGTTGTTGTCTTGGACATTGCCGGCATAGACACTGTGACCATTACGCCAAATCACCCTGTATTGACGGATCATGGATGGGTCGCAGCGGGTCTGCTCCAGAAGGGAAACAACCTCGTCTTTTGCGATGATCCTAATGCCATTGTCTCCCTTGTTAACCCAAACGACCATCACGTGAAAACCAGCATTAAGGATGTGGGCAACTCGCTCCTGATGGCTGGTGGCATGGTGGAAAAGAGCTTTAAACAATCGCCATCAATGTTTCATGGAGATGGGATGGAAGATGGGGAGCTTGTAATTGTGCGTTCTTCCGCCGATTACATGTCGCATGAGATAACTGAACATTCAGAAAAATATGACCACCTCCCCTCGATAGGGGAACCAGATGGTCAAGCGACATTTTCTCAAACTTCACAGGATGACCACACAGACGGCATAAACCAGAATCACGGGTATAAACCAAAGTCCAGTCAATCGGCTCCACTTCGGCCCCTAAGAACATTGCTCTCTTTTGGTGAATTTTGTCTAACCTGGTGCAGCGGTTATTTTGGTAGGATTTACGCTCGACTTTGCGCCGGTGTTCGACGCTTTCAACTGAACCCCAGCGGCTTTCCTGCTGCTGCTTCTGTATCTGTTGGCGATGGGATTGTTTATACCGGAGATTTGCCTGTTGGCGGGACACTATCTCACTTTCAGGCTTTTGACGCTGTTGCTCATAACAAGCACCACACATCATCTTCCGGCCATACTTCACGGGACGCTTTTGACAGACAAAACATGTTTTCATGGTTGAATCTTAACACGGCGATTGGCAAAAGTCAAGAAGAAAAAGAAGAAATTGTGGGGCGGTTATCCTTTGTGAAACTCAATAATATCACTATCCAAAAATATGCGTCTCATGTTTATAACCTCCAAAGTGATTTAGGTTGGTACATTATAAATATAGCACATCCGCAAAAGAAAAGTCAAGGAATAATTGTAAAAAATTGCCGCTGTCTTCTTTTACCTATTTTGAAATCATATCGAGAACTTGGCGTAGATATTGAGGAACCTCCCACGGGCACCCGGGCAAGCGATCTGGGCCAGGTGGATGCCGATTTAACTTTTGATGGATTTTTGCGCCGTCATAGTTCTGATTATGCTGATGACCTTCTCGGCCCCGGACGTGCTGCCATGTGGAGAAGTGGCAAACTTTCTTTGAGTGATTTGGTCGGAAATAATAATAGACCCTTGACATTGTCTCAATTACGTGCTAAATGAGAATCATGGAAAAGGTTGTGCATGTTTACGTATTATGTGACCCACGAACACCGGAAAAGATTCGGTACATAGGAAAAACTACGCGCAAGCTATCAAATCGATTAAAAGAACACATGACAGAGGCTTTTGATGTTTCCAAAACTACACGAAAACTTAACTGGATACGTTCTATTGTAGCAGCAGGGATGTCTCCGCAAATCAATCTCGTTGTTGATGTTATTATTAGTGAATGGGAAGAAACAGAACGCAGGTTTATTTCAGAATATAAAAAGGCCGGCCATGACCTTACCAATTCAACAGAAGGTGGGGATGGGATGGGGATACCCACGGAAGAAACGAGAATGAAAATATCGGCGGCATTGAAGGGGCGCACTCTTTCACCAGAACATTGTGCTAAACTGTTAGCCTATCATAAGGGCCGAAAAATGCCGTTGCAAGCATGTATCAATATGTCGGTGGCGAAAAAGAACCAAACTGCCGAAACAAGGGCCAAGATATCGGCGGCCCTAACCGGCAAAAAACATAGTCTGGAGACACGGGCGAAACTATCCGCCGCACTATCAGGAAGAAAGCAATCACCCGAAGTAATCGCCCATCGCGCCTTAGCCAATACGGGGAAAAAAAGAACTCCTGAAACGTGCGCGAAAATATCCGCAACCAATAAGGGGAGAAAACCAAGCCCGGAAGCAATAGCCCGCTCAGCAGAAGCACATCGGGGCAAGAAACAATCGGCGGAAACTATTGAAAAGCGCGTGTCTAAACTTCGCGGTAAGAAAATGCCTCCGGGAACGGGCGCGAAGAGATGGGCAACACGTCGGGCAAATGCGTTTGCCCAATTAAAAGGGAAATAGGGGGAACGATGAAGATTCCGCAAAAAGTAAAGATAGCGGGTTATGATTTTAAAATTAAATACCCCTATAATTCTAAAATCACTTTTTATCTACAACGGCTTATCATTACCGTCCCATCATTTTGAAGTTCAACACCGTCAGCGGCCCCGATACAATCACAACCTTCATGATAAACAAGAGCATCTTGCGGCATATTTTTCAATGCTTCAATAATTTCCGCCACGGTCATTACATTATCATTCCCCTGTTTATCAGATCTCATTTTTTCAATTCCTTTTCGATAATTACTCTTGCCATTTGAGCCACGGGGCGGTTTTCATCCTTTGCCATTTTCTCCAATACTATCCAAGTTTCCTCTGTCAACACGATTGTGATGGGGTGCTTTTTCTTCATATTTCTATTCTCCTTTCCATCGCCTTTTCTATCCACCGCACCGCTTCCCAGAAAATGCTTGCTACTTCCCCACCATAATAATCCTTGAATCCTTCTTTATCCAGAATTGCTATAGCATGTTTAACAATCTCAATTTTTTCTTTTGTCATAGTTCCACCCCCGCATTCACTGATATTATTCTATATTCTTTTAATTTCTTTTCAATGGTTGTGGTTTCCGACATACAAATTCGTATGCTATGTGGAGTATACCCTGTCGCCTGTTTAAATTTTTGCACAATCTTAGTTATTTCTGAAAGTAATTCATATTCCATTACAAGTTTAGCTTTTAGAAATTCTGTTAATTCCATAATTTTTTCCTCCTTTCTTATTTCATTACTGTTATTATATTTCCTTGCTTTTTAAAAGTCAAGCTTTATTTAAAATGACAATAAATGTAATAATTTCGTATAATTATTTAAAAAAGTTCTTGACAAATAAAAAAATCCGTGTATTTTTAATATAAAACATTCCGGAACGGGCTAAGCCCCAACACTCCAAAGGAGAGCAACATGGCTTTTGACATCAAAGATGCAGAAACAGCGGCGGCAGTCGCCAAGATCGTTGAAGACGAACTTGAAAAGGCCGGTCATGCAGGTGTGGCCGACTTAAAAAAGAAAAACTACGAACTTACCGAAAAGCTGAAAATTGCCAAGAGGGGACAGGAAATTGATCCCGCTGAATTCCAATCTCTTAATGAGAAATTGGAAGCGATGGAAGTGAAGCTAACCGAGGCACTAAAGGTTGCCAAGGAAGCGACGAAACAGGCAGAGAAAGATCGGAAAGCATTGGAGAAAGAGGCGGGGTTTGTGAGTCATTTACTTGTAGATAATGGCCTTTCTGAAGCCCTCCTCAAATCCGGTATCAAGCCGGAAATGACCAAAGCGGTGAAAGCTATGCTTGCCTCGCAGGTAACGCTCAAAGCCGATGGTGACAAACGTATTGCAGTTGTAGGAGACAAATTGCTAAGCGATTTTGTTTCTGAATGGTCGAAATCCGACGAGGGAAAAGTTTTTGTTTCTGCGCCGGACAATAGAGGCGGCGGAGCACCTGGCGGTGGAGATGGTAAAGGGGAGCAAAAAACAATGGCCCGGACTGCCTTTGATGCTCTATCTGATGTTAGAAAAATGGAGTTTATGAAGTCAGGAGGGGTTTTAACTACCTAAAAAAGCTCTTTTAAAAACAGAACTATTTCCTAAAGGGAAATAGAAAAAGGCGAAGCCGAGACCTGAAGGGTCAAATATGATTCTTTAGTCTCGGCTTTTTTATTATGCAGTGAAACTAAAAAACATTTAGAAAAGGAGAAAATCATGGCAGCAAATACCCTCACAAATTTAATTCCCACCCTGTATGTTGCCCTTGATGTTGTATCGAGGGAATTGGTTGGCTTCATTCCTGCGGTAACAATTGATGCCAGTGTTGCACGTGCCGCTATCGGGCAGACAGTTCGTTCTTTTGTTGCTCCGGCAGCCACAGCCTTCACCATCGCACCGGCACAGCATCGTACCGATGTTGGGGAGCAAACCATTGGCAATATCACTTTAGCTATTACCGAATCGCGGGCTTGTCCTATTCGGTGGCAGGGTGAAGAGTCCATGCAGATAAATAGCCCTGGCGGATCTGGAGTTTCCCGGATCATGGTTGATCAGTTTGCCCAGGCCATGAGGACCCTCGTCAACGAGATCGAGGCCGATCTTGCGGGCCTGTATGTCAATGCCTCTCGTGGTGTTATCCCAAATGCTACTACGCTTTTCAGCGCAAACCTTGCGGATGCCGCGAATGTGCGAAAAATACTTGCCGATAATGGTGCACCCCTTTCCGATCTTCAGTTAGTTATCGGAACGACTGAAGGTGCAGCCCTTCGTACCCTTACACAATTATCCAAAGTCAGTGAAGCTGGTGATGCAACTCTACTTCGCCAGGGCGTCCTTTTGGATATTTATGGCATGGCAATCCGTGAATCTGCGGCAGTTATCAGCCCAGAAATCGGGACAGAAGCCGGTGCAACTCTGGATTCAACTGACTATGCTCTGGGGACTGAGACGATGACTCTGGCAAATGCCGGAACCGGCACCGTTGTTGCGGGTGATCTGGTGACTATCGCAAATACCGGCGATACCACGACACAGTACGTCAATAAAACATTGATCGCTGCTGTTGCGAATGGAACATTCGTAATCAATAAACCGGGACTTCAGAAAGCCATTACCGCCAATAACTGTGCGATTGCTTGCTATCAAAAGAGTAACCGCAACATGGCTTTTGCCCGGTCTGCAATTGTTCTGGCAACCCGTATGCCCGCGCTTCCCGCAGGCGGAGATATGGCAGTTGACCGTACTACAATTACCGACCCCAGAAGCGGCCTGAGCTTTGATGTGGCGCATTATTTAGAATATCATCAGTCAGCATTTGAAATCAGCATCGCTTGGGGCGTAAAGGCGGTTAAAGAAGAACATATCGCAATTCTTGCGGCCTAACATGATTAGTAGGGAGGGGTGAAATGAAGCCCCTCCCCTTAACCAAAAGAGGCCAAAATGGAACGCGAGCTTGTAAAAATTGTTAGCAATAACCCTGCCCATCCACGGGGATACTATATCCAGTTCAAGGATTGCGTAAAACCGGGGGATGTTGAATACTTTGAAGCTCAAACCGGTATACGCCCTGACGATTCAGAGCCCGGTATTCAGATTGATGCGGGCGATCCTTCCTTAAAACCTATCAAACGCACTAAAAAGAAGGTGAAATGATATGCAAGCAAATGAACAGCAGACTTTAAATCTCCCCGCCGGGCAAGTTCTGACTATTGCCGCACCTCCCGGCAGTGCCGGCAGCGCGATCCGGCTTTCAAGGCTTCCCGGCGGTGGGGATGCTCAAAGTGTAACGGCCATTGCAGGGGCGGATTTGACATTCGGGCCGTATGCCTTGTTGGAACGATTCAAAATTATCTGTACGGCGGGAACGGTTACGGTAACGATGGAGGTCCCTGACCCGACCCTTGTGCAATTTGATACAGAAGCGACGGCGGCATTGGCTTTGAAAGTTTCTCATTCTCTGGCGGTAGCGGAAAGCGACTTTCTTGTCGGTGCACCTAACCCATTCGGATCATGGATCAAGAAAACGCTTGCTCAAACAAAAACCATCCTCGGCCTTGGCGGTATTGTACCAACGGGCGCAGCGGAGAATGATTTTATTTGTGCAGGGGCTGACCCTTTTGCATGGGCAAAAAAGACCCTTGCAGAAGTCAAGACGATTCTGGGTCTCGGTACGGCGGCCTATACCGCAACGACTGATTATGATGCTGCGGGGGTAGCGGCAGGATTGATCGCCGGTCCGCTTGCGCCGAGTAGCCTGGCAATCACTGAAAAGACACCCGTCAATGCGGTTGCCGCATCTAAGGTGCTGACCTATACCGGCAATGCGGGAAATAACGAAACCGTATCTATCGGAGGCCAAACTTACACTTACCAAACTGCAATTCAAGCGGCCGGCGTAAAGGCTGACGGAGACCTGACATTTACCGGGAATGCGGTTGAGAATGAAGTCATCGTCATGGGCACAGATGCTGCGGAAAAGACATATCGCTGGCGTACTCAGATTGCCGCGATAGCAGCCTCAAAGCAGCTCACATTTACGGCGGTAGCGGCGAATACCGAAACGATCACAGTTGATACAACTCCGTATACCTTCAAGACGGCGCTTACGGAAGCGAAGGCAACAGGCATCCTGACGGCGACTGCACAACCCCAGGATGGGGCCCGGGTAACCATTGGCAGCACAATTTATATTTTCCGGGATACGCTTGTTGATGCTTACGATGTGAAAATTGGAGCGCTTGCTACAGATTCTCTTGATAACCTCATTGCGGCAATTATGGACGCAGGGGTCGAAGGAACTAATTATGGAACTGGCACAGCGGCGCATCCATCCGTGTCTGCGGCAGCCGGAGCCGGAGATACAGTTGATGTGACGGCTCTGGCTGTCGGCGTTGCGGGGAATGTCATTTCATCCGTGGAATATTCGCCTGGTTTATCCTGGGGTGACGCAACCCTTACCGGCGGCCTCGATCCTGTTCTGAATGAAATCCTTGTTGAAGCAGGGACAGAAGCTGAAATTGATAACCTTGTGGCAGCAGCTATGACCGGCGTCGGTGAAGGAACGAAATTCTCTACCGGGCAACCGCAACTTGTCAATGTGGACGTGACTAAAGATGACGCAACGCATCTGACGGCGACGGCGAAGGTGGCCGGTACTGCGGGGAACTCCATTGCTATTGCCGAGACATGCGCTCAGGTTGCATGGGCCGGCGGGGCGGTATTCCTTTCCGGCGGATATGCAGCGGCAGTCGCCAACGATGTCATCATCGGCGGCTCGGCTGAATTAAGCATTGACAACCTGGTGCTTGCGGTTGCAGCCGTGTCAGGCAGCGGGGTGAATTGGGGTGCGGGAACGGCAACCCATGCCACAATTCTCGGCTCAAAAACCGCAGCGAATATATTTACCGCAACCGCCTTAGTTGCCGGTGAAGCCGGAAACTCGGAAGCGACGACAACTAATATGAGTAACGCGACCTGGGCAGCGGCAACGCTGTTGGGCGGTGAAGGCGTCGAGGTTGCCAATGATGTGCTTATCGGCGGCAATGCAGAGGCGTCGATTGACAACCTTGTAGCTGCGATAAACGGGGCGGCGGGAGCAGGGACGACCTATGGCACTGGGACTGTAGCAAACGCTTCCATAACTTCAATCAAAACAGATACCGACAAAGTAACCGCAACTGCTAAGATCAAAGGAGTTGCAGGAAACTCTGTCGCTCTTGCCGAAACGCTTACCAATGCGGTATGGCTGGCCGGAGCAACATTCCTTTCGGGCGGAGTTGACGGCACGGTAGGCGTGGCAAATGAGACTTGCGCGGATGGAACTTATCTATATCACTGTCTGGCGACAAACGGTGTGGATGGAGTAAATTGGAGAAGAGTAACTCTTGGAAGCGCCTATTAAGGTGAAAATTGCCGGTACATAAAACAAAAAGCGGCTGGAAATGGGGTAAATCTGGGAAGGTTTACCCCACTAAGAGGCAAGCAAATAGACAAGCGCGGGCAATTTATGCCGGCGGATATAAGAAAAAGAAGTAGGAGGAGATAATGAGCCTAATTATTGAAGATGGAACCGGGAAAGCGAATGCTGAAAGTTTTATTTCTGTGATCGATGCTTCAACTTACCATTCGGCTCGTGGCAATATGGCATGGGATGAAATTGTTGAATTGATGACTCTTGATGTAGCTCCTTCGACAGCATGGGCAGTGGGGGACACAATCACCGGCGTCACCAGTGCCCAGAGCTGCCAAATACTTCAAATCCTAACGAATAAGACCTTCTATATTAAGAATAGGACAGGGGCCTTCACATTAGGCGAAATCCTGACAAATGGAACTTACACAGCAGACCAGGGAGCAGCAAATCCGACGGTTGCCGCTTCAGATATTCTCCGGGAGCAATGGCTTAGAAAAGGGACGGAGTTTATGATTCAAGCCTTTACGACTCGCTGGCAAGGTGAACGCGTTTATCCTTTAGTTCAGGCACTTGATTGGCCCCGGCAAGGTGTGATTGTGAACGGCGTATCAATTTTAACAAGCATTGTGCCGGAGACTGTGAAGCGCGCCTGCGCTGAATATGCGTTGCGTGCCGCTGCAGGGCCATTACTGGATGATTTGACGCAAGGTGTGACCTCTGAAACGGTTGGAAGCATCAGTGTGACATATGACAAGGCCTCGAATCGAAAGACCCGTTACACGGCAATTGAGGCCC